TACCACTTGTATCACGGGTTCTTGCAAGATAAGTAAAAGTTCCAAAAATATCAATGGGAATTGATTTTCTGTTAACACCAGCAGCAACAGTTACAAATGACGATGCTGCTAAAAAGTTTTCTAAAGTAGCTGCAAAAGTACCTTGTAATCGTCTAATTACTACTTCTTTTAAGTCTAAATCAGCTAATTCTTCATTTTGTCTTACATATTCCCAGAATAGAGTAATCTGATCTGTTTGCTGACCTCCAGTAAAATTAAATATATTGCTTGGAACAGCAGTTTTACCAACAATTGATTTACTTATTGTAGAGGTTGATCCTCGTAAATTCTTGTTCAAAGGTGTGACTCTAAAAGTAACAGCATTTGTTTCAGAGGAAAGTCCTCTATTAATTCCATTTACAGTGAATCTAATTTTACCATCATCATCTATACCTGTAGCAGGTACTTTGACAGTATTAAAAGATGTCAAATCAGTACCACCATCATCTGTACCAACAGCTGCAACACTATCTAACTTATATGATATTTCATAGTCTGTTACTTCTTGAGACTCAATGTGATCAAATAAAACAGTAACACGTACAGCTACACCTGAATTTTGCTCTCTATAAAGTGATTCTCTAATTTCTAAATTAGTTACTTTTTGTATTGGTAATGGATTAATTAAGATATTACGTTCAACAAAAGAGCTTGTTCTTTTAAAGGGGTTAATATTTCTCGCTTTTACCGAGGTAGTGCCTTGTGGTAAGTTTTTAATAGTGAGATCTTCAGTTAAAAATATTCTGTCATAGTCAGCATTTACTTGTAAATCATAAACACCAGAATTAGCTAGTTTAAAAGTTCCAGGATAAACTGTAGCATCATAATCAAAAGTACAAGTATTAGCTAATACATTATTAATAGTTCCAACAGGGTTTGGAGACACATTTACCAAAGCTACTGACGAAAGGTTACTTGTAGGAGACTCTGCAAACTGTATTCTGTAAATTGAATTAGTAGTTAATTGAACATTATAAGATGCAGAATCAACATCATAACTGGTATTAACTACAGAAAATACATTTCCTGCGCCTGTTTGTAAGTTATCTCCTATTTCAATAGCTGGAACAGTGTAGTGATCAAGTTCTATTCTATAAGACGTATCAGTAGTTCCTACAGAATATTGTATATTGTCTTTAAGTGTAGTATTTTTATTTAAACTAAATTGACCTGTTGATTGCTCAATTCCATCAACATACAGCCTAACTTCTCCAATATTTCTAACTCTAACAGGTAAATCTATATATTCTAGAGACCCAGCTGCTACTGTTAAATTACCTTGAAGAGTAAGTTGTCTCATAGAACCACTTACATAGAACGAATTATTAGCGTAAAAACGTGAATCTAATAACTGATTTAAGGTAACATAAAAAGGAGCTGTAGGTAGTACATCAATTAAATTTAAAGATCCTGTTAGAGTATTTTCAATATCAATAGTGTCTTCTGATTTGTTATAGGTAATAATATTTGCAGAAACTGCTACTAAATCATTAGCATAAGCTACAAAATCTCTTGAACTGTTAACAGAAGTTTTTTCTTTTAAAGGTACAGTTATTCTATCATCACCTTTTAATCCTAAAAACGAACCATCATTCACTTCTAATACGTGTTTAGCAAAATTCTCATCATGAATAACGTTCAACCCTTCAACAACTAGCCTAACATTACTTGAACCGTCGCCATTATCAATTTCTGAATATGAATTACAAAGTAATTTGATTTCTCCAGCAAAACTTGAAAATCCATTTTTTCCAGTAATAGTTGAAGTAATTGCTCCATTACTTATAGCACTTGCATTATCGACTATTAGTGATAACACACTTGAAGAAGAATTATTTATTAGAGTTGTTGCAACAGGTAGAGAAATAAAATATTCAGTTGAAAAACCTTGCTGATAACCAAGTCTATCAGTTTGATTATCAATTACAGCATCAAATACTACTGTTCCATCTAAATTACGTCTTAATTGTTTTTGTAAGGTAAAGTTAGGAGCTGGAGGAGGTGAAAAAGAGCTCTCAATATCAGTGTAGGCTGTTGGAGTATAGTCAATAAAAGAATCAGAATCTACATAAACATTTGAAATATATTCTTTTGCTATAATATTTACTTCTTCTTCAGCTGTTTCTCTTTCAATTTCTGCCACGGTAAATAACTTACCAGCTTTATTAGTATAGAAGTTTCCTGGGTTTTCCCATTCTCCTATTGTCCATAAGTCACCTTTTACTGGAGCATTATTTGAAGTAAAGGTATTGTATGAATCAACAGATTTAGTTATTGGATTGTATCTACCTGTAACAGTTACATTAGCTACATCAAATCCTGTGCTTACATTATCAGTAGAGGTTAAAGCAAACGTTGAGTTACTCAAAATGTATAAATCTACTCGATCTGAATTAGTTTTAATTACACGAAGAGCTAAAGGATAAGTATTAGATGTAAAAGTTGTGTTAGCAAGCGTTGGTTCGGTAAAATGCTCTAAATATACGTGAGACTTATCAGAATCAGTTGAAGAATTTTGGGTAATTTTTCCACCAAAGCCATAATTAATTCCTGTCATATTTTGAGATATAGAAATTACATCACCTGGTGCTAAATTTAAAGCATCTGTTGATGTAGTAAATGACACAACTCGTCTTAAATATCGAGAAGCAGCTATCTGATATTGAGCAAACCGAAGTGCCTGACTTCTTCTAGTTACACCAGCTAAATCTAGAGATTCTACGTTTTCAATAGTGCTTCTATCAGATCCGTCATTGACATCAATTGTATCTATACGAGCTACTTCTCTTTTATAGTGGTTTGTAGGTTCTATATAACTGATATCAACACCAGTAATAATATCACTTTCACGTCCACCACTAATTTGAAAAGATCCGCTCTTAATATTTGTTTCATTAAATAACATCACAGGAAGTTGATCAGGTTGATCAACAGCAAGAGAAATTTTACCAAAAGTATGGATTAAAGTGCCCCTAAATGAAGCTGCAAGTGCGTTTAACACTTCTAGTGTTTGTTTCTGATCAGAAATCAGTGTATCACAAATAAACCTACGCTCTTTAATTGCTGTGCCATTAGGAATTCCTTGTAGAGTCTGCCTCACACTAGTAAAAAGACCGCGTGGTTTATATCTAAAAGACCCATCTGCCTGCCCATCTACACCAATAAATTCACCAGTGATAGCATCGCAAGCATCACAGTATTGCGCTACTTGATAGAACTTATACTTATCAATGTTATCTTCAGGAATACCTAATCCATAAGTTGAATTAGTTAAAATATCATAAATAATCCAAACAGGATTCTGTGTCCACGAATAAACAAAAGTACCGTCCCAAGTGCCTACATAAATTTGTGGATTAGCATCAGTTAATTTTGTACCTGTTCCAGATTTTTGAAGACTATACCCATTAGTTGTGTACCCATTACTACCTGTTTCAGGAAGCTCAACCTCTCTCCAGTCAATTTGACCATCAGTTAAAATAGGTTGGTTATAGTTTGAAGGTACTTTAACTAGTAATCCTTTGACCAAAGAACTCATTGTAGGAATAGATCCTACGTGCTCGTTAATAGCTTTGAGAGCATAACCTACTAATGCTGTTCTTGGATAAGTTTGAGGAGTATTTTCAATTTCATACCATCCTACTGCTTGAATATTAGATGTTACGCGAGAATCTGAAGATTCATCTGATGTTTTTTCAATAGTAAATCTATAACCATTGTCTGATTTAGACGCTTCAGGTATTTCAAAAGTTACAAGTCTTTTATAAGGAGTGTTAGTTTTTCCATTAATAGTAACTTCTAGAGGATCGCCAATTTGAGTCGAGCCTGTACTATCGAAAAAAGTAACTCGCACTGTTAGTGAATGAGCTTTAATATTTCCATTATCGTCTTGTCTCTGTAGAGCATTTACAACAAGGATTATTGATATCTCATCCCAAGCTCTTGCGCTAGTTTCTTGCAATAGAACTTTTGAAGCAGGTATGCCATCTACATTACCTTTTTTAAGAGTAACTGGAGATGAAAAAGTTTGAGGAGTGATAGTTTGTTGTCCAAACTTTCTTAAAACAGATTGAGTTGTAGTGCCAGTTCTTGATAGAGTTTTAAATACTTCAGTATTTTCTCCGCCATCTCCATCAAGTTTAATTAGATCATCAATTGTATTTTCAGTAATTTCAATATCTTGAGGACCGTTAGGATTAATTCTATATACAGGGCCTTCACCAAGCGCTGTTAGAAGAAATAAAATATCTGTTGAGAAAAGAGTATTAGGGTCTTCAGAATATCCTCCTCCACCGCCTTTACCGCCGCCAAGACCGCCTTTAATTTGTGGAACTTTTTGATTATTATAGGTTGTAAAATAACGTTTCATGTTGTAAATCTCGATTGAACAGTAATATTATCATCACGACCATGATCTACTGTATCTAAATAACCACTTATCAATTGTCCTGGAACACGGTGCAATCCGTAAATTAAAGGAATTGGAGTACTACTTGATATTGTGTTTTGAAGACCTCCAAACATATCATTTGACCTAACGTTTTGATCAGTTTGTTTAATATCTTGACGCTGGGTAAATAACATTGTTACAAGAGCAAGACCTGCATTCACAGCAAGAGTTCCAGCAGAGATGCCTAGCCCAGCTGATGCAGCTGATCCTCCTCCTAATGTAGCACTAAATGCTGCTGTTCTTCCAGCTTCAGCTCCAACAGTAGCACCGGTATACCCAGAAGCAGCAACAGCAGAGGATCCTCCTCCTGCAAAAGCACTTGCTACATAAGGTGCTGCAAAATAAGCAGCTGTCGCAATAGCTGCATAGGTTAAAAGCTTTTTAGTACCCTTA